TTGCCGAGATCCTGAGGTTTTGCTCTCGGGGCCAGCAGGTACCGGGAAAAGCCGGGCCTGCCTTGAGAAGCTGCATACTATGGCCCTGCTAAATCCAGGAATGCGAGGGCTGATATGCCGCAAGACGGCGACATCCCTTTCTTCTACGGCACTGGTCACCTGGCGACGGTTCGTCATTCACGAGTCGCTGCTCAATGGCGACGTCTGGTTCTATGGCGGAAGCGCCCAGGAGCCGCCACAGTACCGCTACAAGAATGGCTCAGTTGTATCAATCGGTGGCCTGGACAGGGTTGAAAAGATCATGTCCTCCGAGTACGACGTGATTTTCGTACAGGAGGCAACTGAGGTTACCGAGAACGACTGGGAGATGATCACTACCAGGCTTAGGAACTGGCAGATCAGCTTCCAGCAAATCATGGCCGACTGTAACCCGTCGTATCCGACGCACTGGCTGAAGATGCGCTGTGACGACGGCCGCACGACCATGTTGGAGACTTACCACGAGGACAACCCGATCCTTTTCGATAAGGATCACAAAATCACCGAGCGCGGCAAGGATTACATTTCCAAGCTAGACAGGCTGACCGGCGTTCGGTTCCTCCGCCTCAGGCAAGGCAAGTGGGTCGCTGCCGAGGGCGTAATCTTTGAGGACTTCCAGCCTGAGACGCATATCATTGACAGGATTGTGGCTCCAGGCCTGGAACTGGATCGATTTGGCGTGCCGATCGAATGGCCCCGCTACTGGTCGGTAGACTTCGGATTCGTTCACCCGTTCGTTCTGCAATGCTGGGCGAGGGACGATGACGGGCGGCTGTACCTATACCGGGAGATCTACCGTACGCATAAGACCGTGGATGTGCACGCCAGGACGATTCTAAATATCGTGGCGCCGAAGGATGCCCAGGGAATCCGTCACTGGGTTGAGCCCAGGCCCAGGGCAATCGTTTGTGACCACGATGCAGAAGGACGGGCTGTTCTTGAGCGCGAGCTTGATCTATCGACCGAGCCTGCGCACAAGAGTGTCCTGGAGGGAATTGATGCCGTCCAGGTCCGGATGAAGGTCCAGCTTGATGGTAAGCCAAGGATCTACCTTATTCGCGACGCGGTAGTGGACAAGGATCCGGACCTGGACGAGTGCGGAAAGCCGACCAGCACTATTGAAGAGGTTCCAGGGTACGTGTGGTCGGACAAGACCAAGGAACAGCCAGTCAAGGAAGATGACGACGGCTGTGACGCTATGCGCTATGTCGTGGCTGACCAGGACTTCGGCATTCGCCCGATATTCAGGAGTTTTGTAGCGTGAGCAAGCTGGCAGAAAGAGTTGAGGAGCTGATCGTCAGTTCCGAGGTCAAGAGGATGGAACTGCGGGACGGTGACGTACTGGCCGTATACGTCCCCAGGGACATCAGTAGTTCCGAGGCAGCGAGAATGGAATCCCGGCTGAAGGAAATGACCGGGCTTAACATCAAGGTGTTCGTTCTTCCTCCTGGTTTCGATGTCGCAGTTATACGAGAAGCTGGAGTCACAGGCGTATGAGTACCCAGAGCTATGACTATTCGGTAGATGTCAGGCGCATCGAGGAGTTTAAGGTCGACGGCAAGCGTCTCGGCCGGCACGTCAGGCACGACAGCCGGGCCTGGGATCACAGGCACCAGCGCTCATGTGTGCCGCTACAGACGACCCTCATCCCGCGTTACATTGCGATTCTCGACCAGAACGGCTACGGTGCGTGCACTGGCAATGCTGACACCGGTGCGCTGGGCAGCGGTAGCCTGTTCGCCGCTTTCAGCAAGGCGTTCCCGAACCTGGTGCTGAATGAGTTGTTCGCCCAGGGTATGTACTCGGCGGCCGAGACCCTGGATGGCGACGGCCCGTTCCCGCCGAACGATAACGGCAGCACCGGCCCGAGCGTAGCCCAGGCGACCCTGAATTTGGGCTACATCGATAGCTACACGCACTGCTTCTCGCCGACGGACGTCCTCGATGCCCTGTCGTCCGGAAAGACGGTAATGATCGGCAGTAACTGGTACGACTCGATGGACCGCCCCGACAGTAATGGCCTAGTGACTATCAGCCCGAATGCCGCGATCCGCGGTGGGCACGAGTACCTGGCACGCGGTCTTGATGTCGATAATCGTCTCGTCAATCTGGACAACAGCTGGGGTACTTCCTACGGCATCAACGGCAGTTTCTCCTACAGCTGGGACACGCTGACGCGCCTGTTGTCGGAAACCGGCGACGGCACAATCCTGAATCCCTTGGTGTCGTGATGGCTACCACGCAATCTTTGCCAAGGGTACCACTCAGCGGATGGAAGCTACGAAAAGCCAAGTTCCGCCATTGGAGACATAACTATGCCTTGCCGTTCGCTAAGGCGAGGGCACAGCACTATGCATCCGGGATTCAGAACAACATCTATACCGTGTTCGGCCTGGTGTGTTTCTGTGCAGCTGGGTACGTACATTCCTTGTTCGCTGGCCTTATTGTTACGGGTGCGAGCTGGTTCGCGCTCGAACTGAAGACAAGGGGAACGTAATGCCTATCATCAGCGGTCTTGAATCAAGGTCAGACGAAATCAAGCAAGCGGCCAAGAACTTCGAGCTGGACAAGGTCATGGACCCCGACGCTCGGCAAATCCGCATGGCAGTTGCCCGGCTGGCTGCGGAAATGATCCAGCGAATTACTGGTGATGATGATGAGTTGATAGCCGGACTGCATGAGCTATACGATGCCGGGCAGACTTTCGTCAGAGCCAAGACTGGCGTAAGGAGATAGTGTCATGGGCTGGCTATCGAACTTGACCGGTAGGTCAAAGGTCTTGGGCCAGCTCGCAGAAATCAACCAGAAACTGGATGTGCTTATGACTCAGGGTGATGAAGTTCTCGCTGCTGCACAGCAGATCGAAGCGGACGTGGCATTGATTGGCCCCGCCCTCACAACCATCAACACCTCTCTGACCGACCTGGTCAACAAGATTGCTGCTGGCGGAACCGTCACGGTTGCCGACCTGGCTGCCTTGCAGCAGGGCGTTGCTGACCTGAACGCGGCTACCGGGAATGTCCAGGCGACGGCCACAACGGCGGCTGCCGACGACCCCGGACCCACGGCCTAATTAGGCAAACTGGAATCGTTGAAGGGATACGGTCATGGCAAGGTCAATGGTGGGTGCACTATTGAATCTTCGCCGACCTATCCCATTCAACGATCAATGGAACACTCAGGGCAACTCGCTGTACGGCTCGGGGCTCCAGGACCGCTTCACGCAGCTGCAGACAACTACCGGCCAGGGCACGCTGTACGCCATCGTCCAGCTTATCTCCACGGGCCAGGCCAAGGCCCAGTGGCGTATGTACGAGCACGCCCAGGACGGCCGGGTACGGTACAGCTCGAGTGATGTCGGCTCCGACATGCGGCGTGAGATTCTCAGGCACCAGGCGCTGCGGCTCTGGAAGCGCCCGAACCCGTTCATGTCTGGGTACATGTTCCGTGAAATCGGCTGGCAGTTCATGGAGCTGGTTGGCGAGTGGTACTGGGTTCTAAACCGTGGGCCGTCGGGGACCGGGGTGCCCATGGAAATGTGGCCCGTGCGCCCGGACCGGATGGACCCGGTCCCCGACATTAACGACTTTCTGAAGGGCTGGATCTATACCGGCCCGAATGGCGAACAGGTACCGCTGAGTACTGATGAGGTTGTCCAGCTTCGCTACCCACACCCCACCGATATCTATCGCGGGCTGTCGCCGGTGCAAGGCATTCTGGCCGATATCGATGCATCGAAGTACACGGCGCAGTGGACCAGGAACTTCTTCCTGAACTCGGCTCAGCCCGGAGGGATCGTCACCTTTGCTAAGCGCCTATCTGATCCAGAGTTCGAGGAATTCACAAATCGTTGGCGGGAGCAGCACCAGGGTGTTGCCAGGGGGCATCGTGTCGGTGTACTGGAGCAGGGAGCGACTTGGACTCCGAACACATATTCTATGCGTGAAATGGAGCTCACGGACCTCCGGCATGTCACTCGTGACCAAATACGGGAAGCGTATCGAATTCACCAGGCGATGCTCGGGGACAGCACCGACGTAAACCGCGCAAATGCGCAAACTGCCGAAGAAGTCCACGTGGCATGGCACGAAATAACCAGGCTTGAGCGTACCCGGGATACTCTTGACCAGTTCTATCTCCCCCTGTTCGGCGTTACGGCCAAGGGCGTTGAGATGGACTTCGTTGATCCGACTCCGGCTTCGGCTGCTGACGCGAATGACGAGCTTGAGGCCAAGAGCGGTGCCGTTAAGTTGTTGGTCGATGCAGGGTATGATCCGCAGGATGTCCTCCAGGTCGTCGGACTGCCACCTATGGCGTATGTTGGCAACCCGATTACTGGGGTTGGTCCCGAGCCCAAGGAGACCGGCGAGGTCGAACAGCTTGGGCACCCCGAGCTTCACCCCGAGAGCCTTGATGATGACGATTCGGGTCAAGCGGCTCTCGTGGCTAGCATAGTCAGGGGTGCCCTGAGGGACCCGAGGCTCTTGAGGACCACGACGATAGACGAGGCAAGTACCTTCTCTGAAGAGATACGGATAGCTTTCGGACAAAGCCATAATGGCCACCGCAGAAAGGAAACGGTATGAGTGGCAACACTCCCTGGCGGACGGCCAGGAGGATGTGGGCTCTGCACCAGGACAACGACAAGTGGTACCAGCTCAGGAACCAGAAGGACGGACCCACCCAGCTGTTCATCTACGACGAGATCGGTTACTTTGGCGTCGGTGCCCAGGATCTGGTAAGGGATCTGGCTGACATCGAGGGGCCAATTCAGGTACACATCAACAGCCCTGGCGGCGAGGTCTGGGAGGGCATCACGATTTACAACACTCTGCTTGCTCGTGACGACGTCACGGTCGTGATCGATGGCATCGCCGCCAGTATTGCTTCGGTCATCGCCTGTGCCGGCAACCCCACGCTGATCAGCAAGCAGGGCCAGCTCGTGATCCACGACGGGTTTACGATGGCGATCGGCAATGCGGCTGAGCTGCGTGATTTGGCTACCAAGCTGGACCGCGCAAGTGACACCATTGCCGGCGTGTACGCCGAGCGTACCGGCCAGACGGCCGAACACTGGCGTGAGCTAATGAAGGTGGAAACGACCTTCATGGCCCAGGAGGCGATTGATGCCGGTCTGGTGAACGGCTTCGTCCAGAACGACAGGGCTCCCTTGCCCGAGCATTCGGAATGGGACCTGGACAACCTGTTCCATAACCCACAACTGGTGAATGCGGCTTCTCGTCCGTACGTGGGCAGGGAGCAGACCAGGCATGTACCGATGACCGGCCGTCACGAGCACGATCACTCGGCTGGTTCATCGAATGATCACGATGACGGACTTCACAGTCACGCACATACCCACAGCAACGACGCCGACCACCACGGGCATACGCACTCGGATTCAGACGGAGTTTCTGATTTGCACGGTGGCGACGATATGACCCCCGGGGACACTTGGGATCTCGGGAGTTCTGATGAGGATGTCAAAATGTTCATGGATGCTCTGAAGGGAGCGTAGCGTGTCAGACACATTGACTATTCCGAGTGCACCGGATGAGCTGGAGGATTTCCTCTCAGACCCCATCCGTGTCAAGCGGATGATGTCCGAGCCTGGGAAGTTCAAGGACTTCATCCAGGCCTACGCCAAGGCCACGGTGTCGCGGGACAAGGATCTGCAGGACCAGATCCGCCGCGAGGTACAGATGGGCCTGGCCGACTTCATGCAGCAGAACGGCATGGGTAGCCGCAAGATCAACTTCGCCAGCTCGAGCGATGTACCCAGCAGCATGCTCTCGCGGGCCGTTAGCCATGGCAAGGGAGCGGCCTACAACCGCAAGTCCTACGGGGCTCGCCTCGAGCAGGAGCAGGGCCGGGAGATGCAGTTCGAATCCTCGGCTGAGTTCTTCCAGGCCGTATGGCCGAAGTTTGAGACCCTCAAGAACGCAGCCACGCTGCGTTCCAAGAGGGAGCGTGCTCTGCAGATTCAGAACTCGTACGGCTCTGAGGTACCGGCCGACGGCGGATTCCTGATCCCGGAGAACCTCCGTTCGGGGATTCTTGAAGTTGCCCTCGAGACCTCCGTGGTCCGGCCGCGTGCCCAGGTCATCCCGATGGACAGCCTGCGCGTGCCGATCCCGATGATCGACGTGACCAGCCAGGTCAGTTCGATCTTCGGTGGCGTGGTCTGCTACTGGACGGAAGAGGCAGCGTCGCTCGTCGAGAGCCAGGCCACGTTCGGCCGGGTCGTGCTCGACGCCAAGAAGCTGACCGGATACGCCGAGGTGCCCAACGAGCTCCTGGCCGACGCCCCGGCGTTCAGCTCCTTCTTCGACACCATCTTCCCGAGGGCGATCGCCTGGTACGAGGACATCGCGTTCATGACAGGGACCGGCGTAGGCGAGCCGCTCGGATTCGTCAACTGTCCGGCCAGCGTTCAGGTGGCCATCGAGACCAACCAGGCGACCAAGACTCTCGTCTGGGAGAACGTGGTCAAGATGTACGCCCGCATGCTGCCGACGGCGCTCGGCAATGCGGTCTGGATCTGCTCGATCGATACGTTCCCGGAACTGGCGACCATGGCCCTGTCCGTGGGTACCGGTGGTGGGCCCGTGTGGATGGGCAACTACACCGACCCAGGCAAGGCGACGCCTCCGGTGACGATCCTGGGCCGTCCGGTGCACTTCACCGAGAAGACTCCGGTGCTCGGGACGACCGGCGACATCTCGTTCGTCGACCTGTCGTACTACCTCATCGGTGACCGCCAGATGATGCAGGCGAGCTCCTCGGAGCACTACCGATTCCAGTCGGACAAGACGGCATTCCGTGCCATCGAGCGCCTCGACGGCCGTCCGTGGATCCAGTCTTCGATTGTGCCCCACAACGCGGGGCCGAACATCTCACCGTTCGTCCAGCTCGCGACAAGGTGAGCCTAGCCCGTACCGGATAGTCCGGAGTAGGGCGAGTCCGCCGGCATTGAAACCCCGGCAGGAAGGAAATAGCAGTGGCAGGAATGGAAGGCCTGGGAAGGCTCTTCAACGTCATCCCGAATATCAACTCGAACACGAAGTTCAAGGTCCGCGGCGCCAGTGCGGTCACGATCGTCGTAACCGGGGCCACAGCAGTGGTCACCCTGGCGCAAGACAGCACGTTTGGTGGCAGCTTCGCTACGGCGGCGGCCGTCATCAAGAACGTGTACTGGTCGACGGCTGCTGATGGCACCGTGGCCTGGAGCAAGCTGACCTACGTCAACGGTACTGCGCCGTTCGGCTCGGGTCCGCTGTCCACCTACACGCACGGCACGACTACCGGACTCACCACAGCGGTGATGTCGGCGTTCACCGTGTTCACATCTGAGTTCTCCGACCCCAACAGTTACCTCAAGGTGACTATGACCGGCTCGGGTGTCTGCCAGGTCCTTCATCACGACCTGGTGCACCAGCGCGCTCCGGCCAACCTTGAAGTGATGGCGAGCTGACCGATGTCGGGGAACACCAGAGCGTTCCTGATCAAGGATCAGACGCAGAAGGGAAAGCCGGAGGTAAGTCGCCTCTGCGTGAACTTCGGTAAGGTGCTTCCGGCTACGGCGACCGGCAACCTCTTCTCGGTTACCGGCACAGTGGTGATCACCGGCCTGTTCGGTATCGTCAGCACCGTGTTCGGGATCACGGCAGTCAAGCCGACTCTGGGAGTCACCGGCCTTCCTACAGCACTCGCCGCTGCTCCTGCGGTTGCGTATGCCTCAACTGCTGTTGGCAGCGTCGTCACGATGCCGCCTTCTCTCGGTGCCGCTCTTCCGGCCGCTGTGGTGGCCAATGCCTCTTCAGTGACGGCCGTCGAGAATTTCATCGTAACCGCCGCCAACATCACCATCACAACCGACGCAACCAACGCCGGTGCGATCACCTGGGTTCTGGCCTATGAGCCTGTTTACCCGAAGGGCCAAGTCGCAACAGTTGCAGCGGTGTAGGAGGAACTGTGTCGGCCAAGTTGATCATCCCGGGCATCCTGGTAACGAAGGCTGCCCAGAACCTGCCACAGACGGCAACGGCGAACCTGTTCACGGTGAGCGGTTCCGTTATCGTTACCGGGCTGCTCGGGGTGGTCACTACGGCCATCGGGGCTACGGCTACGACCCTCGCCCTTGGCACCGCTCCAGGGGCTGCAACGGCCTCGATTGCCACTGCCACCGCTATTACCTCTAAGACCGCCGGGACAGCCCTGGCACCCGTAGGGGCGTCCGGCGTGGGAGGGGCCCTGATCGTCGGCGGTGCAGCTTTCGTCCAGTCTCCGCCCATGGCCCTTAGCCCGTTCGTCCTTGGGGCGGGCACGACCAACATCACCTGGACCACTTCGGGAAGTACAACGGGCCAGGTCCAGTGGTACCTGTGGTACACGACGCTCGATGCAGAAGCTTCGGTGACGTGATATGCCGCACATAACAACCTCTGCCGTAAGCAACGGTGACCAGGGTTCGGAACTTGCACTGATTTCTGGAAGAGGCCTAGACGTCCAGTTCCCGAAACGAGCAAGGTCTTCGCTGTTTGATATTGGCGACCTTGGCATGCAGTGGCTTGCCCTGGTTGCCAGCACAGGGCTCAGCGGATTTGCCCTACAGAATGGCACTCCGAGCATCATTTCCTGGACTGCTCCGGCCGACGGACAGATGCACCGATTCATGCTCACCGAGGTGGTGCACGTTACCTCGTCGGAAACTGGTGGCGCGACCCAGGCCGCATGGACCGCCCCGGACGGTACGGCTACCTCGACCGCTCTGAACTCCGGTACCCACACCAACGGGGTTTTCTCCGTCTCACAGGTAAAGATGATTGCACCCGGCTCGACGGTCATCTACCAGCAGTCCTCCGCGCTAACTGCCGGCGCTGCCATAGCATACGCTGAGATACTGGCACTTTGACGGAAGGAGACGTAATGCTTTGGAATTGCCCTGAGTGCGGATGCCAGAACATCGCTCCAGATCTGGTATTTTGTCCACAATGCTTCAAGCCACGGGTACAAGAGCAACCTGCGGAGCCGAGCGCCAAGGCCAAATCTAGCCGGAGGTCTTCTGCTGCCTCCGCAGCGTCTGGCCAGGAAGACTCGGCTCCGCAGGGGCAAACGGAAGGAGACGCCAGTAATGCCTAGGATCACCACTGCCGATATCAGCAACCACGATGAGGCGAATGAGGCTTCTGGCTACCTTGCTAGCAAGGGCACGTTCGAGTCACATTGGCCTCCGAAGCACAAGGTGTCAGTATCGGCACCCGAAGGCGTTGCCTCGGTTGATGTCCATTCTTTGCCGCTTCCTCCCAAGTCAGCTCCGAAGGCTGATCATGTGGCTTATGCGGTACAGAATCTCGGCGTGTCACAGGATGACGCCGAATCGATGACCGTGCCTGAGCTGATCGCAAAGGCAAGGCCAGAAGAAGACGAGGAAGAAGGTGAAGAGACATCAGCTGGCTCCAGCTCCTTGACATCCGAAAGCAAGCCCGCAAAGAGTGGATCTTCAGCCCCGGAAACGGAACCGTTGCTCCCCTCGCCTGCCCCCGATGCGGAGAGCCCCTCCGGAAAGGGCCGGTCTACGAAAGCAGTGCCTTCCTCTTCTGTCTCTTCGACGGGTACCAGTACCCGAGGGACTGGAGCCAGCCAGCGGAGCCGGCAGGGCTCTTCGGCGGGGTCAACGGATCAGACCGAAGCTACGCCGGGCCCTGGTGATGACCCAAAATAGGGTACTCATCCCAGGTGCCTAGTGCTGGCGGATTCTTGATCCTATAACTGAATATGGCTCCCACCCCGTTAGGGGTTCTCGCCAAGACAGCAAGGGACAGGTGCCGTGGCAATAACCAGGCCGTGTTACACAACGCGGCGGCAGGTTCAGCAAGCGCTGGACGTGAAAC